TTTGAACCTGAGAATCCTGCGTTATGCCATTACAGAATATGCGACGAGGCTGAAGGAATCCCCCACGCTCTCCCGCTACTCAGAGTCTGGCGCCCTTTCCCAAGCCTCTGCCGTAGATCCCCGCTCCTTCAATGATAGCCTTGACCCCTATCCGACTGCGGAGGAAGTTCTCAATGCCGCGTGGCGAATGGCCGAAGACCTTTCCCCGTCTGGGTTTACCCTAGAGGATCTCATCGAGGTTGTCGGCCCTAAGTTCTTCGACAAGCCCAAGGGATATAAAACCCAGCTAGGTAAGCTCCTGCGCTCAGAAGGATTCAGATCCCGCCAAGAAAGGAGAGGGCCCAAGAGAGTATTAGCTTGGACTCATTCAAATCTTTGTGGCGAATTCGTAGGATAGCCACTACTAATACAAGAACCAAAACAAACAAACCCCAGAAGAGTGCTTGCTTCTCTTCTGGGGCATAATGGAGTCCATGATGATTGAACCTGTCTGGCTGCCGTGGAACATCTCACTATTCCGCGACGGCTTTCTTACTGTAAAACCTTTGGAGCTGACTGTCAAGCGCACCACCCAAGTGATCAAATTCTTCCTTGATCCCCCGTGGAAGCCCCATGACTTTCCCAAGAAGAAGCTCCCCTGCTGGAGTCCTGCTCTCTATAAAGAGGGGATGACCAGATCTAACAAAGGAGTTCGGGAGATCTCTACTGTAGTCCTAGACTATGATGATCCTAAAGCGGCGAAAGACAAGAACGGAAATAAGATTGAGCCGAAGCCTATCTGGTCTGCTGGTCGCATGGATGCCCACCTCCAGTCCCTCGGCCTAGCTTATGCTCTCTATACTACATGGAGCCACACCGCCGAAAAACCTAGGTACCGAGTCGTCTTCTTCCTCTCTCGCTTTATAAACATACGAGAATTTCCTAAAGTTAGAGACCACGTTATTGAGCTAATCGGATACAATAGAGGTCTGGACACTCAATGCAAAGACCTTTCTCGCCATTATGCGGCACCAATCCGTAGGACGGGCGTGGCCTTTGAGAGTTTTCTGAATACTACTTTTTCCTCTTTGTGTGTGGATTCCCTAATGACTGATACCTCCCCCGTTTCTGCTGAGAATGTAGACTCTTCCCAAACCCTCACCCACGAGACAGAGATTATCCTGTCCGAAGACAAACAAGACGTAGCTTCCGTAAAGGAACTGATCGCTCTTGGAAAGGCTAAACATAAATGCTGCTGCCCGTTCAAAGAAGACTCTTCCTTTGGCTCCGCTTTCCTGAGAGTGATGCACGATGGTCGGGCTTTTCTCCTCTGCACGAGCGAGGGCCATGCCCACGAGAAAAAACAATACTGGCTGAAGGGGACAGCGTCAAAGAAGAAAGAGGGGAAGCCCAAAGTAGGGGCACACTCTGTAGTAAAAAGGCGTGAGCTTCTTGCTGAAGTCCCAGAGCATCTTCGCTCCTATGCAGAAAACTCTATTGTATTCAACGCTCCGCAGAATGTATTCTACCGAAAGGACAACGGAAGCTGGGATGTGGGTTCTCCCCTAAGAATGGACGGGATCAAGAACCACCTCGTAGGAAAACTCTCTGACGGAATGGACGGCTCCCATGTTAACGCTTTGATTGACCACATACTTTCCCGACAAGTATATGGATTCACTTGCGACTCCTCTCGCGGAAGTATCGTAACGGAAGACTCTTCTGGCCCGAAGCTAAATTTATACTGCCCCTCTGATATCAATTCTGTTAGCGGAGAGTTCGACAGGATCAAAGAACTTATCTCTACTATCTGCGGGGAAGATCCCGACGCTATTGAGTGGCTGATGCACTGGAGCGCCTCTCTCGTCCAGCACCCTGAACGCTGTTCAATGGTCGCCGTGATTTCCATGTCTCCACAGCAGGGGGTCGGGAAGTCTATGTATGGCAGGATCCTTGGCCGCGTTATTGGAGACAGGAACTGCGCTACAGTTTCCAACAACTCTCTACGGGATTCCTTCAACGCTTCCTTCGTGACCAAGCTTCTTGTCCTAGCAGATGAGATCGCCGTTGCTGGTTCTCGGGATGGGGAAGCTGTAATCCCTCAGCTTAAGTCCTACATTACAGACAAGATAGTTCCATGCCGAGCCCCTTACGCCGCCCGCGCAACCACAGAGAACCGCATGACTTGGTGGCTAACCTCCAACGATTTACGCCCAATCGTCCTTGAAAAAGGAGACCGAAGGTTCACTGTTCTTATGCCGAAAAAGGTCACACCTAAGTACAAGAAGATGCTCGCGGGTTGTTTCAATCCTAAGAAGGGGAACTACTCCAAGAGTTTCCTCTCGGAAATACGAGCCTACTCCCATGTCCTCCACAACATAGCAGTAGATTACCGTCTGATATCTACTCCGTACCAAGCTAAAGCTAGGAAGATGCTACAAAGCGCAACGAGATCTAGCGTGGAAAGATTCGTAGATACTCTGTTCGACAGCGGAGTAAGCCCAACGCTTGCCGCGTTCCCTCCCGGCCCAGACTACCTTGGCCAATCGGGATCCGACATAGCTATTTCCCGTGGGTTTATCCCCTGCACTTTCCTGTACGGTTGTTACCGAACATGGTGCGAGCGAAACGGGTACCGCTATATGAAAGCAGAATCTGACCTGAGAATTGCGCTCTCCCTCAACGAGAAAGATGTACTGGTTAGAAAGGTAAGCTCCGCAGGATCTTCCTTCTCTGCTTACTCGGGACTCCCCCTGAAAGAAAACTCAGACAATCTACTTATGATGCCCCAAGCGGTTGGAGCAGAAACGGAACAGTAAACTAAACTAAAAGGACTAAACAAATGAAGAATAGAACATTCACATTCACAAGAGAAGTGCCTCTCGGTGCTGAAGAGCTTCCCGGAGTTTGGGAAGCGAAGAACGGGAGGGGATATCGTGTCCCCCTAAATGCCTACTCGTCTATTGGTTGGCGCTCTCCTCAACGAGAGACAGCCCTTGAAGGAGAGGTTCTAACGGGACTGAACAATCGCCTGCTTAACGAAGACTTGCGGGAGTTTGCCAAGGAACACCAGAAGCGTATGCTCTCTAAAGCCTTAGCAATCTCAGGCTCCCATTGTTGGGCTCCTCCCGGCGCAGGAAAAACTTTAGTCGGACTCGTCTATGCTACCACAATGGCCCCCACTGGAGTCAAGCTAGTAATAACAAAAGCTGCCGCAAGGGGTACGTGGGCCGAACAGTGCGAGAGATATACTAAACTCACGCCCGTCTTACTCACGGGGCAGAGTGCGAAAGCCCCAAAGGCCAAGCCCGATGAGCTTTACATTACTGCGTGGGAGACCATAAAGTATTGGCGCGAAGCGATCATAAAGCTAAACCCCGACGCTATTATCTACGACGAGATCCATTGGCTCCGTCGGCCCAAGCATACAAAGGCCACCGTCATGCAGGACGGTAACATCAAATACGAAGGGATCGGAAACTCGCTAGATGCCTCGCGGCAGATTGCCCAGAAAGCAGACTACAAACTTGCGCTAACCGCAACACCGATCCCCGGGCGAGTACGTGACCTCTGGACTCAGCTTGATTTGGTAGAGCCTTGGCAGTGGGGATCCTTCTTCCAGTTCGGGATGAGATACTGCGGCGGCCAACACAATGGCTACGGTTATGAATTCAACGGGCTGAGCAATGCCCACGAGTTGAAGGCTCGGCTAAACTATATCAAGTGCCGCGTGACTCGAGAGGAAGTGAACCGCCACCTGCCCAAGAAAAGAAGAGAAGTCGTTCGCCTCTCCATTGCCCAGCAGAACAAACCATCTGCAATGAAACGCGAGTTAGCCAAGGGCGCAAAGCTCGCCAGTTCTGGAGGAGAGTCCGAGCGGGAGAGCTACTTCGAGACTCTGCTCATGGAAGCCGCAAGCCGGAAACATAAATACGTTGAGGATCGAGTCTTAGACGCCTTGAAATCTGGACAGAAAGTGACCGTCTTTACGGGCCGAAGGCTAGACTGTGACCGACTGGCTAAGAGATTGAGGAAGTCCACGGAAGATATCCAAGGGCTAACCGTTTGGGACGCCCACGGCGGAAGCGATCCCACAGAGCGGGACACCATTCGAAATGAATACATGTCTCACCCGGGCCCTGCTCTTCTGGTAGGAACGGGAGATGCTTGGGGTGAGAGTGTAGACCTTCAAGATACTGACCTCGCTATTATCTCAATGCTCCCATGGACTCCCGACAAAGTAATCCAGTGGGAGGGGAGATTCTCCCGCCTTGGGCAGAAGCGCCCTGTATTGGTGAGCTACGTTATCGCGCGGAACACTGCGGACGAACACGTTGCGGATCTTCTACTAGATAAACTCCCACACGTCGGGGAAATTGCAGAGGACATAGCCGCCGAGGAGATCGAAGGCGCACTGGGCGGAATAGACGAATCAGAGGGCGCGGCAAGCAGACTGCTAGACCGCATCACTAAAGTGGTTTCAGGGATACACTCTCCCTGATACTCAAGTGATACACATTTGATAAAAAGGTGTTGCACACCCTATAGTAATGAGCTATACTACATATGTAATAGGAGCATGATGATGAAGAGACTACTCGACGCAGGTCGGTCAGAGCGTGGCTGGCATAGGATCCAGAACGTAATACGCTGCCCGCGATTATTTGCATGGAAAGAAATAAAGGGACTGGAGTTTCCAATCTCCGCCCCTCTCGTGAACGGTTCTCTCCTTCACATTGCGCTCGCGCACCACTACCAAATTCTAAAAGAAACTCAGACAGGCGGGAACCCCGACATCTGGTTTTCCCCCGAAGAAGCTGTCCTAGAACTAGCCCAGAAAAATGCAGAGAAATCCCCACTTTGGATGAATGGCGTAGAAAGAATACAGGACGTTTATCTCGCTTATGTAAACAACTGGACGTATGAACAATGGAGAGTCTTAGAGGTTGAGCATGAATTCCGCGCTTATCTTGGGAGAGAGGATCATCTGTACACCCAAAGAGCGGACTTGGTTGTCGAAGATCCAGACGGTGGCGTCTGGATTGTTGATCATAAAAGCGCGTATAGAATCACCTCTAAGACTCTCCGCCAGCATATTCTAGACGGCCAGTTTATTGGATACCAGCTCTTCGGGAAAGCTCTTTACGGCCCGAAATTTAAGGGCGTGATCGTAAACAGAGTAAAACTTTCCCCAGCTTACGACTTCGACCGCCGGCCTATCGAGCCCGCGCCTCTAGCATTAAAACACTTCGTTCGAGTAATAGAAGAGGGGGAAGCCCGGATAAGAAAGTGGGAAGGGAAACCTCCACTTGATTGGCCGATGGCCCTGAACAACCAGACTTGCTTTGGGAAGTACGGAAAGTGTGACGCCTACGAACTCTGCCGATTCGGAGACCCCGAGTCTAAAGAATGGGAAGGCGAGATGGGGCTCGGAACAGTGAGGCCATTCTAATGCTAAACGAAGTTCTATCCCGCGTCTGTCAGGTAATCACAGACGATTCACTAGAAGGTCAGAAGCCCCTGACCTATGAGATAATCCCGAACCATTTTGGCTCGACGCTTTCCGTGGTTCATCCTGAGCCTCAGTTCGACGAAGATGGCCAAGGGCTCCTCTTCTCAGAAGCCGTCCCCGTGACAACTAAGTTTAAAAGACTGGCTCTCCCCTTTATTACTATGGGAGTTAACGGACTCAAGTATGGGACTATCCGCGTAAAGCTCACTCAGAGATGTCCGCTGAACGGGAAAGTTTATATTTCTGGAGAAAGCCTTGAGCCCTACGAAGATCTTCCCGAAGAAGAATGTTTCCACTCTCTCCGGGCTCTCCTTGAGCTTGTTGTAGACGAGTCCCCCCCAGCAACGGAGGATCCCTCAGACCTTGAGGCTTGGAACATAATGAGGATCCTCCAAGGAAAAAACCCTTTTCAATAATCAATCGTGTGTTAGTTTAATAATCTTATTTGTGTGTGGAGAAATCATGTCAACTAAAACTGCCCCTCAGAAGGGCGTGTTCTTCTGTCTTTATGGCCCAAGCAAGGCAGGAAAAACGGTAGCCTCAGCCGCCGCAGGCGCTACTGGCGTATTCATAGGAGACCCTTCAGGGCTTTTATCTGCCAAGACTTTCCTAGGGATAGAAAAGCTGAACATTATGCCGGGGAGAATAGTCCCCGATATTACCTCAGCTATCGAAAAGATTACAGCCTCGACTAAGAAGATCCCATCTATTGTAGTAGATGACTTCTCTCTTATAGTAGAGACAACGATAAATGAATATGAGAAAACAAAGGGGAGAGCAGGAATGTGGAGCGCACTAACTCGCGATGTTCTCGCCGCAAGAGACGCGGCCCGGGTTGCAACCTCCCAAGGAATCATAGTAATATTCAATTGTCATGAACAACCTCCAAGGACTAGTAGCGGTAAGTTTATCCGTGGTGGGCCTTCACTGCCGGGCCAGCTCCCAGAAAAGTTTAGCGGCATGGTCGACGTGATCGGCCGAGCCATGTACGAGCCGACTGCGAGTCCTTGGAGGTACCAACTCTGTTTCGAGCCTCAGCCCGATTATGTATCGGGAGACAGGCTCTCCGTATTCCCAGGGAAAGCCCCGATGAATATAGCTGAAGGACTACGCGCCGCTGGATTCTCTGTTCCTTATCCTAAAGGACTGGACTGGATCAACTCGGAAGCGGGGAAAATCTGCGCGGAGATCCTAGTCAAGGGGATAGAGAACTGGGGAGAAGTCCTCGAGCCCGCAGTCGAGAGACTGAAGACGGCGGGGAGGGAAACCCCCCACGTCCGTTGGGCCTTACAAGATGGTTTGCACCGCGCAACCATAAAACATTACCAAGATATCGACGCTCTCAGGATGTTTACATCCTCTGGAGAGGGAGATGACTTATTCGCTTAACAGGTTGGGGGGAGTTTTTTGGAGGTTTAGTTAGTCCTTTTCCTCCGAGTTCCTTTTTCTCCCCCCAGCCTCCTTCCTCCCTCTCATAAAGTGTGTGTAGGGTTAACAACAAAGACAATAATGGAGTTTATATTATGTCTGTAACAATCGAACTAGACTTTACTGGTTGCACCCCTGTCGGGGCTGGAATCGCTTACCTTGAAACCGGACTACATACCGGAAAGATCGTGGAGTTCAAACACTTCGCTGAATCTAACCGCCTATATGTTTACATGATGACGGACGGCTTACGTCACCGAGATTCTTTCTCTCTGAGCGAGAAGGCCATGCCTTTCCTCATGGGATTCTTGGTTGCTGCTGGTGTTCCAGAGACTAAGCTCGCAGGGAAAATCAACTTCCCCTTCGACAAGCTGAATGGAAAAGTTGTCCACTTCAACTACACCGCGCCTCAGATGGGAGCGAACGGAACCCCAGTTGATGGAAGCTACCCTGACTACCGTTATGTAAATGAGGCATACTACACTCAGATGAAGAGGGCTACTGAGTCTTCTGCTCCTGCGGATTTTAAAGTAGAGGCACCCAAGGCGGCACCTGTCTCTAACGGAAAAGCCGCTCCTGTAGTGGCCGCTCCATCTGAAGATGAGTTTGAGTTCTTAATGGCTTAGGCTTCTTTCCCCTCTCCCGCGCGTATTTTTAACTTCCTTTGTGTTGCGCGTGGGGGACTCGGACTTGCCCACCGAGAAAAGTAACGGGCCCCTTTATCCGATTAGCGTGAGATCGAACGATGCAACCAAAAACCTGTAGGACTTGTCCACTACGGATGGAAGAGCCTGTCCTGTCCGAAAGTCACGATGATGATAGGGTGATACTCTTAGGAGAAGCGCCCGCTCTACACGAGACTTTCGAGGGTCGACCCTTTGTCGGCCCGGGCGGGATAGAACTCCAACGTGCTTTGAATAGTCTAGATATTCGGCGCGACCAGTGCTACCTTGCCAACGCGATCCGCTGTCGTCCCCCGAAGAACGATCTTGAGGCCATGAATATTGCCGTCTCAAGACGAAACCGAAAGAGAGAAAAGAAGGCGAAAGAAGAAAAGACAGAAGCTGTACTCCTGAAGAGGCCGGGCGATGCCTGCAAGAGCCTCCTCTACGAAGAGCTTGCCGCCACTGGAATCACTAAGATAATCTGTCTGGGCAAATGGGCTGCGAAAGCAATCCGAGGGAAGGACACTTCCATCATGAACATCCGTGGGGGTTGTGAAGAAGTGCCCGCTCCTTGGGATCCAAACATCACTCTCCAAGTTGGATACACGATGCACCCTTCTTTCGTGATGAGGGTTTCCTCCTACAGGGGAGTGTTCCGCCACGATCTAAGGAAAGCCTTTCGATTCTTCGAAGACAAGCTAGAGTGGGAAGACCCCGAAATAATCCGAACTTCTGACCCCAGGCAGGTGGCAGATTTCATTTCGAGGATGCGCTCTCAGGGCCGGCCCGTAGCCTATGACCTTGAGACGGACGGAATAAATCCCATGACGGCAAACGTCAGGTGCGTCGGACTTGGGGATGTCGATGAATCCCTGATTGTTGAAATCCGCAGTATCCACGGGCATATGCTCTGCTCGGAGGATGAGGAAGAGATCCTTAAAGATCAGATGAGAGAGTTTTTTACTAACCCCCAAGTACCTATTCTTGGACATAACGCAGGTCAGTACGACCGACTTTGTATGGAGGCATGGATTGGAATCACCCCAGTTCTTCGTTGTGACTCTATTCTGTTGCACCTTCTGGCAGATAATGAGCTACCGCACAATCTTGGTTTTGTGGGTTCTTTTTACACTGATAATCCCGAGGCGTGGAAAGCGAACCATACGGCAGTAGAAGCCCGGACGGATGAGGAACTCCACATCTACTGCGGGAAGGATGTCGCCGTAACTGCCCGAATAGCCAAACCTTTAATGAAGGACGTAGTTTCTAGGAAACAGCATCACCTTCTGGGCAGAGAACATACTCTCCAGCATATCGGAACTACTATGCAGACCAACGGGATGGAAGTAGACCAAGAAAAAGTAATGGAGCATATGCTAGTTCTAGACAAGTCCGCGAAGGAGAACCTCGAGATCTGCAAATCCATTGCAGGGGCGAAGTTCAATCCGAATAGTACCCAGCAAATGGCGGGACTCCTCTTCAACTCTTGGGGCCTAGCCCCTCACCACTACTCAGAGAAAACAGGCGATCCTTCTACAGACGATGAAACCCTCCGAACAATGATTGTCCACTACGGGCTGACGGACGAGAGGATCCAGTTCCTCCGCTCTGTGCGGGTCTACCGCAAGATGAGTAAACTTCTTGGGACGTACATCCGCCCTCTCGCCGAGGGGCAGATTACTAGAATCCACCCGAGTTACAACCGTTTACCCGCTACGGGCAGATACTCCTCGAGTAATCCAAATGCCCAGAATATTCCATACCTTCTTAGGGATATCTTTGTGGCTAGGGAAGGATGCGTTCTGATCGGGGCGGACATGGATCAGTTAGAGCTTAGGCTCATTGCGGAAGAGGCTAAGGCCCGGAAATCTATTGATATTATCAACGCTGGGCTAGATCCCCACAACGAAACTATGGAGGTTGTTTATGGAAAAAGTATCTGGAAACTCGAAGGAGCCCCAGAAGATAGGAAACTCAAAGGGAAAGGAAACTTTAAAGCCACCCGTGATATTACCAAGAACACTCGGTATGCGTGGCAGTATGCCGCATCCACTAAGCGTATCCATGAGCAGATATGCTCCGTAGAGGATGACAAAGGCCAGCTAATCTATGCCCACCTCACGCTGGAAGATGTACGCCAAGTTATTGAAGGCCTAAAACGTGCCGACCCCGAGATCCCTAAATGGTGGAGGATGACGGAGAATAAGTACCGGAGGCAGGGATATATTGGAGACTCCCTCTGGGATCGCCGAAGGTATTTCCAGAATGAGGACAAGATCAATGAGCTTGTGAACCATCCAATCCAATCGGGCGGATCAGCCATTGTAAATGAAGGCATGATCGAACTACTCTACGGCCCCCAAGACTGGTTCTCGACGGAGCCGCTCAAGAAGCCCGAAGGGACTATCCCTGAGAAATGGCTTATCAACAACGGGCACGATGCCCTCTATCTAGAGGTGCCCGAAGAAGAAAAAGAACTCGCGGCCCGCATCCTCCAAGATGCAATGGCCCGAAAGAGAAAACTCAACCCCCTTTTAACTTATACAGCCGAGTCCGATATTGGTCATCGCTGGAACGAGGTGTAGCTTGGTCAAGTGTTTAGATGTAGATTGCAGGAAGAAAGAGAGATGCCACCGGTGGACAATGGAGTCCAGAAAATTACAGAGCTATGCACAACTTGGGGATTACTCTAAGGGCAAACCATGTTCTTCTTGGGTGTGTGGCAACTGTCTCAACTCAGGGTGTACGGGGTGTAAGAATGCTAAAGAAGCCTAAAGGCCCGCCACATTTCGGGACGCCTGATCACCTACTATGTAAGAAAGTGAAAGACCTCTTAGATCTCCCAGACTACGACAGCTACTTCCTGTCTTTTCGCCTTGGGCAGATAGCGGGGAGCCGCCCTTCAGTCCGGAGTATCCGAAGGTGGTCAGCCTTCAAGAGCGCCCCGAAAGCAAAGGGATATCCCGAGGCGATTCAAGAGTTATGGGAGAAATACTATGGAGACTAGTTGTAGAGCCTGCGAGGCTCCCGCTGTAATTTTAATCCGCTACAAATATTATTGCGCTATTTGTGCCCTGAATGCTCACCACCCTAGGATTCGGGGGAGAGAAACCCCAGCAGAGAAAAAGATCCGAGAGGAGAAGGAGGCAAAAGAATGGCCAAACAAATAAGAGTGTTCTTCGCGCACTCATCAGGGTGTTCCGTCGATGAAACCCGAGCTACTGCCCGGGAGATAAAAAAGCTCTTTCTCGAAAAGGGCGCTGCATCTGGCAAGGATCTACAGGTTTCAATCATCTCGGGCAGGGACGACTTTCGCGCAAATTGTCGGGGGGACTGGGATGTCTGGGCGAAGAGCATCACCCAACGCGAGCACGCCATGACTCGGAAGCCCTTCTACGACATCATTGTAATACCCACACAATATGTGGGGAGGGCCACGGCCCAGATTGTTGGGCACGCCGTAAAAGCCGGAAGGCCCGTATTTCTTTATTCAGAGAAAGGCTCAGAGTGGGGAGCCCTCCAACGAGTAACACACGTTTATCCTTATGATATTGATGACTGGCAAGGAGGCTACAAATGCGAAGCCAAGGAGAAGAAAGATGAGTAACCGACCAACCTTAGAAGAACGAGAGACAGCCCAAGAGGACGCCTCTCGTTTGATTATAGACCTGCACAACACGGGACTTACTCCCGAGCAGTTGTGCGTCCAACTGGGAGAGTATCTCGGAGGCGCTCACCCAAGTGTTCAAACAATCGCCCGCTGGAAAGCTGGACAAGTCGCGCCCAATAAGGCGAACGCAGTTGCGCTCGCAAAACTCTACAAAGAAAGAATAGGAGCCATAGTATGAGCTACATAAAAAAGATTTCAACGAATGTGAAGAGCCCCAACGGAGCCTCTTACGAGGTAGACCTTGGAAAGTACACGTTACTGATCGGAGCCAACGAGGCCGGAAAATCTGCAATCGCAGAGTCCTGCCAACTCGCTAGATCGGGGAGCGCATACGGTCTCCTCTACCGAGATAAGCCCATCAAAGACGGTAAGCTTCTATCCGCTCTGGTTCCAGAAGGGGCCCTCGGGTGTTCTATTACGGCCCACCTAGATACGGGAGAGTTCTGCGAGTGGAACCTCCTTACGGGAAAACGGCCCCAAAGGCTTGGCCCAGAAGGGGTGTCCCTCTCTGTTGCGGAACTCCATGCCGTCTTAGGGGGGAGTGAAGAGTCGAAAGCCCGGTATTTCTGGGGGAAATTATGTGACCCAATTCCCGTGGAAGACCTTGAGGGGTTTATCGCTCCCGCTCTACACGAGGCTCTACACCTCGTAATGCCCAAGAATAAAGAGAAGATTAACCTTGTCAGTCTTGTAGAGAGAACGGGGAAACTTCAAAGAGAGCAGTCTGCGGTAGCCAAGGCGGGTCAGATTGCCCTTGAGTCTCTGGGCCCAGTTGAGATGATCTCTGATGGGGAACTCGAGGGGGTGTGGAAAACATACACTCGGGCCCACTATCGGGATATTATCCGAGATCTTTACCGTTCCTATAAAGCAGACCCCTCCCTCCAATCAAGGGAAACTCTAAGGCATTTAGTGAAGATGATGGGTGGACAAGAAGCCCTATCTAGAATCCCAGAAACAGAAGAGGCGGGGTCTAGCCTCGCTGAAGTTCTCCTAAATAAGAGACTTAGTCGAGGGGCCCTTGCTGCAAAATCCGGGGAGATTCGAGCGACCACAATGAAGGAGTCCCTCAAGAAACTAAAAACAGCAATCTTAGAAGTCATGTTTCGGATGCTTGATGGGGCCGCAGACTTTATTATCGAAGAGGTGTCTAACTATCTTCCGGACGGAGAGCGTTTCGTATTCAGAGCCGACAAGAAGATGCTTAAGCTGTCCATTGGACTCGAAAGAGAACAAGAGGTTCATACCGCCCTTTCGGGGAGTACGGAAGCGCGGCTTCTGGCTGCAATAGCTTCTGCTCTCTCGGGCCCAAATTCCCTAATTGTCGTGGACGATAGAATGTGGGACACAACAACCCTGGGCAAGACGCTCGAAGTTCTTCGGGATGCTCCATCCCAAGTGATCGTAATGACTACGGTTCGGCCCAAGGGAAAAAAGAGAGCAGGTTGGGATTACGTTGAAATCGCCCGAACTCCCGGGCAGGCCCTAGAGATCCAGTCAACCTGAGAGATGGCGGTGAGGAGGCAGAAAGAAGCACATTTTTTCTGGTCGTCCCCTTCACCCAACACGAAGAAGGGACAACCCTCTCCTCACCGCCCAATACTACTCTTCTGTTGTAACTTCTTCAGTCTCTTCGACCTCTTCAGTTTCAACTCCTTCTGTCTCGACTTCTTCAGCCTCAGTTACCTCTTCGGTAACTGGGGCTTCTTCTGTTTGGGCCCCAATTGAGAGAGCAGGGTCAATTGTGCATGAACCATATGTTGATCCAATTACTAGGGCTCCTCCAACGAGAGAGGTTGTGATTCCGTGTTTCTTTACTATGGCTTTTATGTCCATTTTGTCACTCCTTTATGAGAGTATATGTGAAAGCGGGCGTCCAAGAGGGATGTTCCTGAAGTTGCTTTTTACAGAGAGAGATCAATTCATTGAAATCCTCCTCTCGCGCAAAAACTTGGCACCCAGCAGACCACTTATCCACGTTTAGGGAGTTTGCGCCAGCTTTATGGATGTTACAACCAAAGTAACCCTCCTGTATAGACTCGGAATCATGGTCAAGAACCTCATCCCTATTCGCATCTCGGTAAACTTTTATCTTCCCATTTATCTGGCAAAGGGCCTCGTACTGGCCCGCGTGGGTGCCCAATCCGTATGCTCCTCTATACTGGCCTTCTACGATGATGGCAGTCCCTCCACTATCTAGCGGATTTTGGAGGTAATATTTCCCCGGATCTGTGGTCGCCTCCCAGTACCGAACAACCCAAGGGCCTCCCCGCTCTTCACGGTATGCGCAACAGAGGAGGTCGTCGAACATGTTTGCCCGGGGATTTGAGCTTCGAATGCCAATTATGTTTAAGTCATAGGCCTCTGGCCCATCGAATACTTTGAATCCGAGGCTTCTCACCTTCTCTAAAACAGGAGGAAGCATCCTAGTTTCCCCCAAGGAAGATTCCGACGATGATTCCAAAGGCTCCTCCGAGGAGGGCAGGTTCAATCCACTGGAAAGAATCCTCTTCTTGGAGAGTCTCCACCTCCGATTCCAGAACGGCAATGTCCAGTTCATATATTTCTCTCGCTCCTTCTGCCCAAGCCTGAATCTCGAGTAAATGGCCTATTTGAGAAGAGGGGACGGCAACCGAGCCGCAGGTGATCTCCCAAGTGGCCGGATCTACCAAGTCTTCGGGAGGAGTGGCCCCCCGAGTGAGCCCAAAAGCCCTCGAACATTCCTCTTCCCCGGGCACTGCCTGGAGAGGGAAATTTGGAAGGCCTGCCAGTGATATGATGAC